ATATGATGCTCAGCCCTTCGGCTGGAAGGATCTATGGACTCTCCAAGCTGGAGAGTCTGCGCCAGACCGTGACGGCAGAACTCTACGCGGCACAGTACACGCTCGACTTCTTCTCGAACGATGCCACTCCGCGATTCGCGGTGCTGTTCGATAATCTCGGAATGGGGCAGGCGGACGCGGCAATGAAGCGTGTGCGGGCGTGGTGGGAACATGAACTGAAGGGCAAGCCGCATCGCCCGATCCTTATGGGCACTGAGCAGGGGCAGGTGCGGTTCCAGCAGGTTGGCCTGACCAATCAGGATATGCAATTCCAAGAGTACAGCCGCTGGCTCCTCACCAAGATCATGGCCGTCTTCGGCATGCAACCATTCGTTCTCGGCGTCGTCGACATCGGCACAGGCAAGCTGAACAGCGAACAGCAGGGCGAGCAGTTCAAGAAGGATGCGCTGGCACCTCAGCTTCGTCTCTTCAAGAACATGTTCAACTCCCATGTCGTCCATCCCAAGTCGGGCTTCGGCTTCGACGACGTCTATCTGGACTGGCGTGCCTTCATGCCGAAGGACGAGAAGACGCAGGCCCAGATCCACAAGTACTATTGGGAGATCGGTGCCCTAACAGCGAACATGATCCGTGAGGAACTCGGACTGGAATCGATCGAAGGCGGCGATGTGGCGTTCGTTCCGGCGAACATGATCCCCGTTGGCACCAAGCCTCAGGCGCCTAAGGGAGGTGCGGAAGGCGGAGAGGCGGATCCTGCGATCAAGGTCGCGGATCCGAACCTGCTCCTCGGCCTGAGAGGGGTCGACGAATGGGATCTGACCGATACGATCCTCGGCTTGCTGAAGAAGAGGGACTCTGCTCTGAACAAGCTGTTTTCGTTCCCGGCTCAGGATCTGCGAACTCCTTAGGAGGTAACCGTGCCTCTCAAGGAGGATCTGGCCCAGCAGATCATAGATGCGACGCACATCGATGTCTGGGACAAGTTCTTCGATCCCGATTCCGCTCTGTTCGAGTGGATACTTCTCCAGCAGTTGGAGATGGACATACGGCTCCGTTCGGCGCTTAGAGACTCGCGCCAGCGGAGCCTTGATGCGTTCGACGAACTCTTCACCGAGAAGTGCCGGAGCGATGCATTTGCCTTCCTGAAGGATCAGCCTCTCGACGATCGCACAAGATACGATCGCAGGTTCGAGAACACGCCGATCGCGACCGTCTTCGTCCGTCACACACTGCCCGCTCAGATCAAGGAATGGATCGCGAAACAGGGGAGCGGGATCCCGCCTGAAGCGATCCGAGTCATATCGACCGTCGAATACTATCCCTACTACAACATCTTTGCCGATAGCATCTACGAGAGCTACTCGATGGGCGGCGAGACGGCTCTGGCCGAGTTCAACATTGCGGCCGACTTCAACATGATCGATCCTGCGGCGGAGGCTTACGCTCAGTCCTACGCGATCAGGCTCTCGGAGAGTATCTCTGGCAGGATCCAAGACGAGGTGAAGTTCGCGATCATCGAGGGGATCCGTGCTGGCGAGGAGTTGAGGCTTGTCAGGGACAGGATCCTTGAGGTCTGGGATCGCCCGATCCCAGTCCATGTCAGGCCGAGACTCGATCCTGACACCGGGGCGGTTCTGCGTCAGGGCTACTCCTACTACCTGAAGCCTGACAATTGGGCAATGCTGACGGCGCGGACGGAGACTCTGCGCTGGTTCAATGAGGGTAAGCTCGAAGGCCATCAGCAAATGGGCGTCGAGTGGGTCGAGTATCAGGCCACAGGCGATCATCGAACCTGCCCTGACTGTGAGGCCTATGAAGGCGAAGCCTTCAGGGTTGAGGATGCCCATGGGCTTCTTCCTCTCCATTGCAGATGCAGATGCACATGGCGCCCGATCGTTGGGGATCCTGCACGCGTCATGAAGAGCTTCCCGATTGACGTCTTCCAAGACGACAGCGCCTACGATATGGAAGCGATGATGAACCGTGCGTCGGCCAACTACGCCGAGACATTCGATCTCCTTCCTCCGGACAACGCGGCGAATCCGTTCGATCGCGGTACACTCGAAGCGGAGATCTTCGAGCGCATGATGCCGATCGTTGTCCGCACGGCACTGGAGGAATACGTAGTTGGTGAGGTCGAAGATCACCAGCAGGCACTAGAGACGATCACATGGGTTGAAGAGCGGGCGAGGGACGAGGGGATCGTGATCGGACGCTGGCGCGAGGGCGAGTACAAGATTATTGGCGTCGAACGCTGACGCTTTCTTCCTTGCATCCTACTTCCTTTAGACATTAAAAAGTAACCAGCAACAGCGAGAGGAGATCTGGTGCCCAAGAAAGATCGCCAAGTCGAGAAGCCGTATAGCTATCCGGACAGAGTTCCGGACGAAGTTGTGAACCAGAGTCCCGGCGTGCAACGCGCCTTTGTCTCTGCTCTCAACTCGGCACATCAGAAGGCGACCAAGCAGGGCAAGTCGGACTCCGAAGCTATGGCAATCGCCCGTAAGGCAGGCTGGGCGAATGTGAGGAAGAACTTCTATCGGGATACCGACGAGAAGTGGAAGGCCAAGAAGACCAAGGATCCTCTCTTCGATACCTACAAGGGCTATCAGAATCTGCCGCAAGACGTCCAGCAGTTGCCGACCTTTGCAGTTAAGCTCTGGGCTGACACCTACAACGCGAGCGACGAGCGCAAGCTGACCAAGCGATGCGATCGTGCGTGGAGCGCGGTTAAGAAGATGTACTTCTTCGATCCCGCCAAGACGCGTTGGAGCTACAAGAAGCGAGTTCACGGCAGGAAGCGTCAACTCGCAGGGAAGCTCAAGGCGGCACTGGAGTCACATCGCGGGAAGAAGGATCTCACGTTCGGCAAGGGGGAATCCAATATGGCAGAGGCCAAGGGGAAGCGGAAGGGTTTCTTCAAGGTCTGGTTGCCGTTCGAGAAGGCCGATGCCGCGAGGATCGAGAAGG